TCTTGAGAGCTTTCAGCACCTTGCCACCGGTGGACGGTTGCTTGGTGTCGGTGCGAGCAATGACCGGCAAGCCCATCAAACCATAGAGCAATCCCTGCAGCTGGTCGGGTGAAGCCGGGTTGAGCGTGACGTCCAGGGTCTCCTGGTCGGCCATGCTGATCTGCTTCTTCTTGAGGGCAGCATTGCGCTTGGCGACATGCTCGACCTGCATCTCGTAGATGTACTGCCGGCAGACCGGGTTGTTCATCATCCGGTAGAGGGCATCCTGCTGGATTTCCTCGAGGATCTGCTCGACCACCAGGACCTGCGGCATGTAGAGCGGCAGGCCGGTAAGCTGCATCTGGATGATGTCCCGGGTGGCGTCCTTGAACAGGCCCTCATACAGGGCCCGCTGCTGGTCCGTATCCATCACTGGCTCGTACTTTTCCTTGACGAACCAGGTGGATAGGCCGTCGACCAGATTATATTCGAGCAGCTCGGGCAGCGGGACCTTGGTAATATCCTTGAGATCCTCGCTGTCGACCGCCCAGTTGCCAGCGAATTCCTGGGCCAGCACCTTGAGCTTGAGCACATTGCCGGCGCACGAATTGGTGGCCAGGTAGGTGATCAGCTTGGTGCAGTCCCAGTTGCGGAGCATCACCTCGAGCCCGTCAAGCAGACCCTCAGTATCGAGGATGTCTTCCATAAACAGCTGATAAATCAGGACATAGACGTCGTAGCTGATGGAATGATAGATTAGTTTTTGGGTGAAGCGGAGGAAAAAGCTTTTCAATAAAGCTCTAATCCTAGTGGCTTCTGGGTGCAGATCGACGGGGAAAGCTATACCTTCATGCTTGGACCAGCAGAACGTGATTGTTCCGATCCCCGCGGTGTGATGCTTGAGACTGAATGCTTCGATGTCACAGGTGAGTGGACGATCGTCGGCAATGAGGCGTTCGAGCCAGTCCTCAATTTCCTGCACAGTCAGGGGATAGGCGGCAAATTTGATGATGGAAGTGCCCGGTGCCTGATAGTTCCCGAGGCGGTGCTCGCACATTGCGCGAACAGCCAGGGCAATTTTGGCTTTAACTTTGTCCGGATCGTAGAAGACCTGCCCCCAGTGGGGCACATAGACAACTTTCCAGGGCCCCCAGACACTATCCATCACATAGCCGAGGTGGACTTCGACTTTGGCCGCTTTGGTCAGCGTCTTAAAATACTCAGCATCCGCCACTAGCAGATACTGGACTTTCATGTCGTTGAGGACTGGAGCCAGCTCCTCCTCGATGTAGGCCTTCATCTCCGCGGCCGGCGTCTTCTTGGTGCCCTCGCTGCGGTGCAGGTCGAGGATCAGCACGTCGTCGACGTTGATCCCGAACGGGTGGAGGTAGGTGTGTTCGATCTGGCTCTTCATGATAGCTGGAGCCAGGACACAGACCGGGTAGCTTGAGCGTTCCGGTGGCGAATGGAAGTAGGCAAAGCGCATCAGAAGATGATCCCAGAGACGGCATAGGCCTCGAGCTTATCGCGGAGCTTCTCGAATTGTCGAGCACCCCGCGGATTGCCCTCGAGGGTGAAGCCGGGTTCACGGTCGCGATCGATGTCCTTGATCTCGGGTAGGAACGGCACCAGGCATTCGGGCAGGGTATCGCGGACATCCTGCAGCGACTGGCATGGATCCAGGAGCGTGTAGAGTCCCTGCCTCAGGAACTGCTTGTCGCTGTCGACCAGCTTTTCGTCGCTGAGGTAGGCCTCGATCTTGGAGTAGAGGTCAGGATGACAGGGCTTGACGCCCATGGGATCCTTGCCCTCGACATGGCTCGGCCGGAAATAGCGGCCGAGGTAAAGGAAGCCGAGCAGGGTGTTGTCCTGGCGGAGCTCGCGGTTCTGGCCATCGAGCTTGTCGACCCAGTGCTTGAGGCGCCGGTCGTCGGGGTTGAACAGCTTGGCGATGATGGTTTCGATGACGGCAAACCGGGAGGGATAGTTGGACTTGATGACCCGGGGTGGCATGGCAGGTCTCCTTATATGATCAGGCCGCCGTACTTCGAGGCGAGTTGGCCGTAGAGGAACACGCGGCTGCGGGCCCGGGAGAAGGCTACGTTGAGCATCCGGGCAACGACGTGGGGCTGGTGGCAACTGCTGATATTTGCCAAGTCAATGAACACTGAGTCGTAGGTTGAGCCCTGTGACTTATGAACTGTCGCCGCATCACGCTGACGAAAGTCAGGATAGTTGTTCTTGAGTTGGAAATAGAGCGGCCAGCGTTTCTTATTGCCATAGTATTGCATCAGGGCCTTGTGATGGGCCTTGTTGACCGGGACCGGGATGTTCTGGAACACCTCGCCGATCGAGGTCTGGATGGTGCAGCGGCGGATCTCGAGGACGGCATTGGGCTCGTCCTCATCGATCACGACCAGCTCGGTATCCGGATCCCGGCTGAGGATGGTGATCTCCTCCTCGACCGACAGCCGGCCCTTCTTGAGCTGCATGGTGCTGTTATTCACCAGCAGCTCGCCGGTCTGATATTCGGCCGGCAGCTGACGCAACGCTCGGATGTGATCGTTGTACATCATCACCCGGTTGTTGGAGTAGGCCAGGATCCGGCTGTCGCGGGTCTGGTTCTGGAAGGTGGCGGCGATCGCGGCCTGCATCTGGTTGTCGTCGAGCAAGTCGATCACCCCGGGGACAATCCGGATCGGCTGGAACTGGCCGGTCTCGACGGTGCCGCGGAGCTGCTGGCACACGTTCATCAACGCTGGCTGTCCGGCGTTTCTCATCTGCTCGGTGAGCACAAAGAACGGGATGTCGGGGTTCTTGTAGATCGGGCTGATTGGCTCCATCACCGGCGCCAGCTGGCAGTGATCACCGACATAGACGATCTTCGAGTCGTGCATCCCTTCCTGGACCAGGGTGTAGAGCGGGCTGTCGATCATCGAGCATTCGTCGATGAACAGGATCTTGTTCTCATGGACCATCCAGTTGAGTGTCTTGGTGACCCGCGACTCGCCGGTATCGTAATTGTCGGCGACCTTCAGGTTGAGGAAGCTGTGGACAGTCGAGGTCGGCCGGCTGGTGGCCTGGGCCAGCACTTCGGCGGCCTTGTTGGTGGTGGCGGTCATCTGGACGTCGGTGAACGTCGGGGGAATGCCCATCATCCGGCAGGTATCGTGGTAGCGGGGCATGGTCTCGTCGATGAGGTAGCTCATCAGGTGGGTCTTACCGACGCCGCCCGGTCCGCTGATGATGAATTCCTTTTCGGCCGAGAAGAGGAATGCCATGAATGCGTCGGCGGCGTTCTGTTGCCCGGTGTTGAGGGATACGGTCACGGGGGATCCTTGAAATGAGAAGCCCCCCGCGGTCAGGCGAGGGGCTTCGATGTATTAGGCAGGGCTGAAACCCAACTCAAACATAGGGAGTGAGGTCAGCCTTGCTGTAGTTCGGACCCTTGATGACCTTGTGGGTCACCGGATCATAGATCGGCTGGCTGTTATCGTCGAACTTCGAATAGTTCGAGCGGTTGACCTCGTTGAGGGCCCCGACCGGATCCATCGCCAGGCAATGGGCGACGCCGGTTGCGGTAACCAGCTGGTCGGCGATCGCATCGATCATGCCTATCCGGTTGCCATGGCGGACGACAATCACCCCGTCCATTGACTTGAGGTGCTCGGCCAGGGTGTGAATGGCATCGCCGGCCGCATCCAGCAGTTGCTGGGTGTCAGTGTCGAGTCCCTCGACCTCGTCGATCATCTCCTTCACTTCCTCGAAGTGACAGCCGAGCTGGCTGTGGATGTCCTTGGACACCGGCAATGGTCGGGCCGCCTCGAACCAGGCTTTGGTATGGGTCAGGACGGGAAACTGAGTGGTCATGCGGCGACTTTCTGTTGGTCCTCGATGAACTTTTCCACGAGGAGATTGCGAACGAAATCCTTGACGGACAGATGGGGGCCGAGCTGATCGGCCAGCCAGTCGACCTGTTCGGACGGCAGCTGGCGGACGATGTCCTCCATAAAGGCACGCCGGGTGTCAGCCGGCTGGATCCCCAGCTGCTTGAGCCGTAGGGTGATGGTAGTCGGGTGGACGTCGAGCGTCTTGGCGGTGGTGGCCAGCGACAGGCCGACGCTGTTGAGCCGGATGATATCCTTGTCGTCCGCTTTTCGATTGGGGCGGTTGGCAGTAGACATGAACTTTCCTTCGCTAAAAATATCTCGCTGGTCCCCGATTAGGAGACCAGCGAGACAAATCCAAGGTTTATTTGCCGTTACCATATAGACCGATCAGTCGATCGATCGTGCGACGGTGAACTCCGGTGGCTTTGGAGGCCTGGCTTACCGTCTGGCCCTCTCGGACCAGGCGGAGAGCTTCCTTCTTATCAGCCGGCAAGCTCATTTCCATTGGATCATTCTTGGGCCGACCCGGGTAGCGGCCATCACCGTGCGG